TGTAACGTCCTTATTTTCTCCGTATGTAATTTCATCTAGATTAGGAATAAAACCGAATTCTAGACCGTTTAAATTGAATCTCAGAGAATGTTTCTGCTCCTGCTCAAACAAATCATTTATGTGCTTAGAGTATTTTTCAACGTCAGAAGCTTTTATCTTACCAATACCTTTTAAATCTAATCCTAAAAAGATACCCAATACATCTTCCTCCTTTGGATCTTCCAATCTTAAGAATTCTTGATATTGACCTAGAGTAATATCGTTTAGATTTTCTGGTACGTTAATTTCTACCTTCATGAATAGTTATATTAATTTGAAAACAAAAAAAAGAGCTACTTGTATAAAGTAACCCTTTTTCGCTATCAAACAAATAAACTAACTAACTTATCTTTTCATAGTAAGCCAAGTACAATTCTTTTATTTTATTATACATGGTTCTATCTTGCTTATAGATTGTATCACCTTGTCTAATCTTACCTTGGTAATTTATTTCTATCTTACACTTAGGATTTTGATTACCGTTACTGTATGGTACTGGAACTGGATAGATCCTAATATCCATATCCCAACAGTATCTTATTTTCTTATAATCTTTCATTCGTCTTCTATCATTTGTTTAATATATCCATACAATATAGAAAAGCTAGTTGGTACTACCATGAACATCGCTGTTCCTGTTTGACCTTCTACCATAAAATGGTAAGCTATAAATAGTAATAAAAAAGTGATTATTAAATTATAATTAAAATCTTTCATAATATACATTTTAAAAAGGGAGCTTTTACACTCCCTTGTTTATTTTATTTTTTTAGCTATTTCTTCTAACTACATCGCAATTATTGTAGTTATCTATTATTTCCTGTTTCATAAATTTGCCTGTTTCTTGAAATACCTCTTCAATGTCTCTACCCCAATGGTCTTTAACCATCTTATAACCTATTAATTTCATTTCTTTAATTGGTGTCCCAATAAATTGTCCAACTTGAAACCAAAAATCTTTTGGTGAAAGTTTATCTGTAGTAAAAATCTGTCTTGTGTTACCATAGGACTTTACCGACCAAATATAGAATTTTAATGGTTTTTTTAAAGTAAAATTTGAATTGCTCATAACTGATAAATTTAATTAGTATTTGTTTGTTTGATGAAGTAAAGATACAGAATCCTTTTTAGTTATCAACAATCTGTGAACAAACTTTAACGGTCTTTAACTTATCCCTAACGTTTTACCAAATATGGTATTCCCCTTTATTAGGATCTTGCAATTGTGAAGTGAGTGCATATCGCATTGCATCGATAGCATGATTATAAGCGTCAATTGGTTTATTTAATTTATTACCTTCTTTATCAGTAAGCCAGATATAGTTTCTTAATTCATTTATTAAGTTCTTACTTCTGTCAGTAATATATACCTTGTTTTGGTTTATTAAATTTATACCATACACAATACTATCCCTACCTTTTGAAACTGGTAATACCTGATGTCCATAACTATTTAATTCTGCTATAGATTTTGGTTCTGCACTATCTGCATAAATTATATCAGTTATATTCTGGGATTTTAATATGTTGCTTATTTCACTATTTAGCAATCCTTTCTTATACAACACCTCATCAAATACATAAGCATCATTCCATTTATATAATGCTACCAAACTTGTTGGATCGTTGCTATAACCCCAGTCCATACCGTAGCATAATAATCTTGTTTCGTTTTGTATCTGTTCTGTAAATTGTAATTCCTTCCAATCCGTAATACAAACACCTTCCAAAGATCCTACTTGACCAAGACCATATACCTTCCACCAATTTTCCCAATACGTTGAGGTCTTAGCTTTATCTTTTGCCTTCTCTATTTCTTTTACAATGCTGTCTTGTAACGCTTCATTGTCTTTATATGTTAATACCTCAAGTTCAGCATCATCGTCCACTAGAACTTGCTTATGAGCCCAAAATTCATTTGTTGGGTTGTAGTCAATCCATATATCTCCACTGGTTCTAATTGCCAATTGGTTATAAGCATCGAATGGAATATTGTTTGCTTCGTTTACATATAAGATATTCCTTCTTGCACCTCTGAGCTTATCTGGTTGATCAACACTAAAGAATTCTATATAACTACCATTTGTGAAAGTATATTTTAAAGTAGACTTATTAAATTGGTTATCCCTATATCTATTCAGCATCAGCATTATCTTTAGGAAATCTTTTAATGCTCCTCTTCTTAGATGAGGTATAGACTCAGAGACTACACTTATCTCTAAATTAGGTTCCTTAATAGCCTTATCAATAAGTAAAGGTAGAATCCCAAATGTCTTACCAGCTGAGGTCCCACCTTGTACTACTTTCTTTCGAGCCGTTAGACGACTCATTTTTTTAATAGCTGTAGTTAATATAAATTCGCTCATAAAGCTTCTTAAACAGCTTCTAAATATCCCCTAATGAGAATATAGGCTGTTCGTTGTTCAATGTAATATCTCTGGTTTCTTTAGGCTTACCAGCATAGTAATTAAAATATAACTGAACAAATTTAAAGTCTCCAGCTTCTACACCTTTTTTAAGTGCTTCGTATGCTTTGTCTTCCATTGGGCTTAACTTCTCTATCATTGCTACCTCATCTGCCTTTGGCTTCCTCCCAGCGCCTTCTCTTGCTCCACCTCTTTTGTTTTCCATATTTGAAAAAATTTGATTATTCAATTATAAAAACAACTTATCTTATTTATTGTTAATACGTTTAATGAATCTACCATCTGATGAATGCAATGTAGTTTCTCCTTCATCACTTACCATATAGTTATTTACGTATTGACTTATTAGACTTTTGATTACAGCAGGTGGCAGATTGTACCTACCACCATTTCCTCCGTGTCTGATGTAGTAGCTGTAACATCTTTCTATCTCGTCTCTTGTCATTTAGCGAGCTTCATCATTCTTACCATCGCTTCTAATCTTAGCTTAACTAATTCTATTTGCTCTTCGTTAAGACCTTCTAGAATATTGTTTACCTCTTTGGATCCTTCATTAACTATATATTTGCTTTCCTTCAATTTCCTAATCTCCTCCGCTAATTCCATATTCTTTTGGACTACCTCTGAATAACTTGCTTCATTTCCTGCAGATGGGTTTTCTAGATAAGCTGTATATACTCTTTTTAGTATAGGACGTTTTAGAGCTTCATTAAAGTTTCTTAAGTTATGTATTACTGAGCAATGATCCTTATTTACTTTACTACCAATTTCCTCTAAAGATAGATTAGTTAACTCCCTTGCAAGTTTATAGTATACTGTTCTTGCAAATACATACTCATTTGTTTTTTTCTTTCTGGTTATATCTATACCAGTTTCTTTATTTATGAAATTTATAATATCGTCTACCATAGTTCTTTTTCGTTTATTTCTTGTACTTGTTTAGCTACTGAAACTAATGTATTAAATCTAGCAAAATCCAAAGCTAATTTAATTCCAGCACATTTCAAATACTCTTCTTTTGTTTCATAATAATATAATTGTTCCTCGACTGTTTCTATTGAATATCCAGCAACCAAAGACTCTAATCCTAATTTAAAATAGTCTGCTATCACTGGATTATCAAAGCTACTCATTCTTTACAAACGTACCATTTTCCATTTTACCACTCCTTGTTGATATTACTTTATACGAAGACTCTATACAATCTTCTATATTTAGATCTTCAAGTTTAGCTAAGTTTGTTAATACTACAACGCAATCACCAATAGCATCTATTATTTCCTCTTTATCATTTGCGAGTATAGCTTTTGCTAATTCACCTGCTTCCTCTAGTAATTTAACATATTGTGTTTTTGAATCCCCTTTGTCATATATACCTCTTACCTTTGCCCAATTTCTTATCTTATCGTATATGTTTCCAGAAACTGTACTAGAATAGAAATTCCATAAAGAATTGTTATAGATAAACATTCCCATATTAGGGTACATGCTTTTGACTGCTTTTCTACTTATAAAATCTATAATCTCCTTATTTATTTTTACCGTTCCTAATTCCGGTAATACTATCTCATTTACATCAGAGAAGTAGTTTTCAAAATCTGTTCTTTCTTTTGTTCCTTGAAATGTAACTGTCGATGCAGTAACGTGTAATTTTTCCATTTGATTAATTTTAAGTTTATTATAAGGTACTCTATCTAATTTATAACCATATTCCTTTTGCAATTTAATTTCAAGATCTGAAGCTTCGTTTAAAGATTTCGTTTTAGCTAATATTTCATATTGGAAACATCCTTGCTGTACTTCAACCCTTCTTTTTATATTATTTGTGCATCCGATCTTTCTAATACTTGGGATATGGTAAATGTAATACATGTTTATTATTTAAAAACTTTTACGAATGTTTCTTTCATAAGATCTATATTGTAATCTTTATCTTGTTTATACCTAAGAGGTTTCTTTTTCATTGAGGTATCAAACTTATCAGAATATAAATCCCTAAGAATCTTTTTACCTTTTCTTTGGCTATAAGGTAAATGTAAAGCATAATTAACAATATCGGATGATAAAAAAGGATTACGAGCTTCAACAGTGTGCATCATGGACATTCTATCTATCCTTATATGATGATAATAAGGTAGCTCCTTGAACACATCGTATTCCTGTGTATCTTTCTCTAAAGATCTAGTGTAACCAGAAAACAATTCATCAGCACCGTCACCTGTTAGTATTGTGCTTAATCCTAATCTCTTAGCTTCTTTAAATAAAAGATATTGAGGTATAGCTGATCCGTAGTCCAATACGGACTCATAATAATAAACGATCTTGTCTATTTCATCCTGTTCTATCTTATCATCTATAAAATGTATATCGAATCCTATTTGCTTAGCTATTTCTTTTGCTGTTTCACTTTCATCATTATTAATAGATATTGCTGTGAATGGTATTTTATTTTCTACAAGATGATGTGCAACAATTGAGGAATCAAGACCGCCTGAAAATAATAATCCTATGTCTTTATAGTTATCTACTGATCTTAATTTTACAGATTTATCTATAAGCTTATATAAGTCCTTAGACGAGCTTTCGTTAGTTAGATAATCATTTATCTTATAATCCAAGCTATAAGCTGTTAAATTGTCTTTATCGTATCTATAAAACTTACCGGGCATTGCTCTTTTCACATTCATAAAGTTAGTATTGAGAGTACCGAATCTTGAAACTAATTTAATTTTAGAATCATCAAGCAACGGTTTAATCTCTGATGCTATACCTATATGGTTGTAATACAGTTGCTTTTTACCCAATGGATCAGTAAAGAAACTAATACCTTCTTTGTCTACATAACAGATAGCCCAAAAGCCATCCCATTTCTTGTATTCTCTTTTAAATTTAGGACTATCAAATCCTTTTTCAAATACATCTTTTAAGTAATGTAAATCGCTTTTATAGAATCCGAAATCGTTATGGTTAAATATTTCTCCGTTGAATAATAAATAACCGTTTTTAAATTCTATTGGTTGAAACATATTTGAGCTATTGCTTGATATAGGCAATGAGCTGAAATGGTATTCCCATCCATATATATTTCCTTCAAAATGGAAATCACCTCTGTGTTTTATTAGGTTTTCTTTTTTATTATGAGTTATTTGAATCCCGCACATATTTTCTTAGTGTATATAAATCTGATTTAAAACAATGTAAGCTACCAATCCACATTTTAAGTGTTCCTGGTTTTAATTTAGTATATTCACAAACATACTCTAATAATCTTAAAGTCATATAAACATCGTTTCTTAAATGTCTAGCAGCGTCACAAGATCTAATATGGTATGTAACATCTAGAGTCTTACCATTAAAATAAAACCAATATCCCAAAGTACAAGGAACTCTAACATTATTATTACTCTGATCTTCAGGATGCCAAACAGCTAAGTATGCTTGTCTTGTAAATGGATTATCTTTTATCCTATCCATTATATCTAACAAATCACCATACTGGTATCTTCTACCTTTTACATCAGAGCACCAATATCTTTCCATGTAGTTATGGCTGAACTTACCTGTAGATCTAAACAAATCATCGTTATCGCCATTCTTATAATATGGCCAGTTTTTATATTCACTACCTGGATTTATAGGCTCACCGTTAATTCTTTCCAAGAAATGATCTTCTGCCCACGGTAAATCTGGATTAAGATTACCTGCAAGATCCGGATCATATTTGAATTTAACGAACGTGTCTAGCACCTCAACAATGGGATTTCTTTTATCTATATCTATAGATTGCCATTGCGTATTACCGCTTTCATGGTGGTTGTAATAAAGATCGCTGTAAAGTTTTAAAATTGTTTGTTTCATTTTTAATCTTCTTTTTCCGTTATGTCATTTGGTTCAACTTTGATATTCTGTTTGTAATTATTTAGAGCTCCAATATATGCAGCAGCATCTAATAAGTTATCTTCTTTATAGCTCCAACTGTTTCTCGCTAATTTAAGCGCTATTTGCATATTATACATATCCGTAACAGTTATTTTTTTATTAGACATAACAGAAGCTATTTCAGCTGCTCTCCTATTACATTCACTAAACGGACCATACATTCTTTCTTTCTCTTCTGATCTTTCGTTTACAATTTTATTTGCTTCATCTAATATATTCATTGCGTTCTTAGTTTTAGTAGATTATAACATTCTATGTATTTCTGTTTACCCTTACTTTTATATAGCTTATTGAATAATTCGTATATCTTTTTTGTATAGCTATAATGCGATTTGCAATCCTTTAGATATTTCTCAGCGAACTTCTTTCCATATCCCTTACAATAGTTTACGTTGTCAGCTGTATCACCTATTATCATTTGTTCGTAAAAGTTATACAAAGCTTCCTCTTCCGATATATC